TACCAATATCTAAACACATTGAATCTATCAGAGATATAAGAGATGAATTCCTTCAGTATTACGATTTGGGTGGGGGAATCACCGAAGGTGTGAAGAAATTTGAAAATTTCTATATAAAGCCGTTACACAAAGTAGAAAAGAGTGGACTTTGGACAGAGAGTGGAATGGAATGGAGTGAGTATTACCCATATACATTAACATCACGTCCTTCAAATAGATTTGGGGGAGTAAACTACGCAGCCCTTAACAAAGAAGATGGTAGTAGAGATAGATTTATTAGTAGGTTCGATGGGGGTAAGTTAGTTCAATTTGATTATGATGGATATCACCCACGTATCATTAGTAGAATGGTAGGAGAACCTATACCAATGGATGTATCTGCTCACCAAGCCTTAGCCGATATGTATGGGGTATCATATGAAGAATCAAAAGGAATCACATTCCGCCAATTATATGGTGGGGTACAATCGGAGTATTTACACATACCTCTTTTCAAAAAGGTATCACACAAAATTGATAAGTTGTGGATGGAGTTTAATCGTAATGGGTACATTCAAACCCCAATGGGTAGAAAGTTATCTAAAACTAATCTAAGGGATATGAATGCTAACAAACTATTCAATTATCTTCTACAAGCAACGGAAACTGAGTTGAATATGATGATACTTTCAAAAGTGGTGGATTTTTTAGAAGATAAACAATCAAAAATGGTGTTATATACTTACGATTCATATTTATTAGATATACATCCTGATGAACTTAGTGTATTAAATGATTTAAAGATACTTATAGATGGGAATGGATTCCCTACTAAGATAGAAATTGGTGATAGATATTCAGAAATGAAATCGGTAAATATAGAAAACATACAGGAATAAAAGATGAGTAATTTTCTTGATGATATAACAAGGTTATGGTGGATTGAAGTAGGTGTTGAGCTGAAAAATCCTACATCCGAAGCATCTATCAAAGGTCTAAAGAAAGTTTTGAGAGAAGATTTAGAGCTTGATAACGATGTTATTACATATATAGTTGAAAGTATTGCAAATAGACCTTCTAATTTTTCTTTAAAAGTTGGGAAATCTTCAGGTATTGATGTTGGTAGTAAACAAACAGCAGTATCTGCACAATTACATCCTAATTGGGAAGAAGAAGAGGGTGATATATACCAAACAGTTGATTTAGCTGAAGAAGAAGATGAGAAAGATACGAAAAAGAACGGAGAAGAATCTGAGGATGACTCTGGCGATGATAAACGACCCGAAAGTGGAGATGATAAGAAAACTGCAGAAAAAGATATTCAGAAACAATCACTTACGGCATTAGAAAAAGAGAAGTTAAAGAAAGAGGCAATTGATGATAAATTGCTGAAAACCAAACTTACAAACCCAACCACAGGTAACAAAAACCAAGTATCAACATTATTAGGTAAAAAGAAATCAGACCCTGCTGCATATAAGGTAGGTAAGGATTTTTTAGGTGATAAGGGTGTATCGGATGATGAGATTGAATCCGCTGCTGATACCGATGATAAGTCCGATAAACCAAAACAAACCGCAGATGAAGCTTATGAATCGGCTAAACAAAAAGTAAAAGAGTTGTATGGTGATGATGGTAAATTATTACAAAATTCAGAAACATCAGATGCCGCATTAAAGAATGGGTATCAAGAGGGAGCCGATTGGGTAGCACCTGGAAACGCTGGTTCAAACTTTAATGAGAATATGTCCAATGAAGCGGCTTTAATCATTGAAAAATATCCAGATATTAGTGAATCTGAATTAGCATCTATTATTTTTGAAAAAAGTAGAAATACTAAATTAGGTAAACAACAGAAAAAAACAAATGTTGAATCCCCATCTAAAGGTGATAAGGGTGAAATACCATCAGATATCCCAACAAATGAAAGAGATTTATACAGAGCATCTATTATAGCAGCACGTTCAGGTGTAACGAAATCAAAAAGAGCAACTGAAGGTGCTAAGTTAGCACAAGAAAAAGTTGGATTCGGTACGGAAACTAAAACAACATCATTTGGTGGTACTACTAAAGATTTAGAAAATCTAAAAAATAAAATCGATTCAGCTGAAAAGATATATGTTACAGATGAAGGTACGGTTATTGAAGTACCAAAAGATGTAATGCAAGAATGGGTAGCTGGTTCTGGTGGTGGTGAAAACGCTTCGGATACGGCAGTTATTACTGAAGATGAAAATGGAAACCTTATCTATGATGGGTGGAGTGATAAAAAAGGATTTAACGATATTCAAGGTAACTCTACTCTAAATGATGATTACACAAAGCAATCAAAAAACATTGATAACTTAGCTAAGAGTGGTAGAGTTAGTGAAGAAGATGCTAAACGAGCCAAAGCGATTGTTGATGAATCTAAAAAGTTAAGTGCTGAAATTGAAAAGAACTACAGTAAAGCATCTTTTCAAGAAGGTAAGTTTTTAGGAACATATGAGGGAGAAGATAGAGAGAGATTAGTAGACCTTCTTAAAAAGCAAGAGAATGGGTACAAATCCGCTGGTACAAAAAACCACATAGCAAACGCTATGAAAAAGTTTGGTGTTGAAACGCATGATGAGTTGTTAACTAAGTTAGCAGAAGAAGCCGAAAGTGGTAAATCATCTTCAGATAGACTAAAGGTTATGTCCAGATTGGCTGGGGCTGAAAGAACATTTCAAAAGAAGAATGGTAATGAAGTACCAGATGAGTTAGATACAAATAAGATATTATCAAAGGCTAGAGAGCAAGCACTATCCCTTCAAAGAGAAACTCAAGAAAAGTTAAATAAGATACCTGCAAAAACATCTACTGGTAAAGAAAAACCATTGGGTGATGTTGTTGGTTTCCAAGAAACAATAGATTTCTTACACTTAGATAAAATCAAAGAAGCTGAAGAGGGTGATTTCAAACAAGTATTGAAACGAAACACTCAATTAGTTATGGGTGGTAAGGATGTACCACCTAAGAGTATAAAAGAATGTATGGGTGTATCCAATCTAAAAGATGCGGAAGATAACTTTGAGGTTGTTACAGATGAGAGAATGATTAAAGATAAGACAGATACAATTACAACTGGAAAGGTTGTTTACATATATGCAATCAATCAAAAAGATAAAAGTAAAAAATTCATCGGTGAAAAGAGATATCGTTCAAAGGGTGGCACGACAGGGAAAACATCGAATACCATCCAATGGTCTCCTGATATGCAAAAGTGCTTTGATAGTAAATAAATTACGGAGAGAATGAGTGAGAACGCAACTACTATGTACCTTCACAACAGAAGAATTGTTTGAAGGTTTATTGAAAAATATATTTGACTCCTATGAATTGTTCAGTAGGAAGATATTCATACTTAAATTAGACCCATCCAAAGAGTTGGTGATAAGTTATAACATTATACCAAATAGAGAGACAAGATTTTTACCATCAACCATTATGGTTCATAGAAAAAAAGAATCAAATACGATGTACACTATCAACGCACTGAATAAGTTAATAGAGAGCTTAAATGGTGGTACATTAGATAAATCATATCAGATTGAATGGGGTGATTATCGTAATTCAATGATTCTAACTGATGGTGATGGGTATAAGATTATGAAAACAAATTTGTTCAGAATAATTGATGTTAATTAAATTATTTTGATATTTATATATGAGAAAAATTTGGTAATCCCAAATCTTTTTCGTATATTTGTAACCATATCAACACATGGGAGTAAATGCGTGTTGAGAATAAAAAGTGAAATATAATTTGGATAATTGAAAAATTATTCGTATATTTGAATCAATATAAGTTTAACAATTAAAAAATGGAGTAAATTATGGCAATCGATTTGAATGCAATCCGAAACAGACTAGACAGTCTACAAACAAAGGTAACGAAAACAGACAACCTTTGGAAGCCGAAGCCCGGCAAACAACAAGTAAGGATAGTTCCTTACGTTCACAACCCATCAAACCCTTTCATTGAACTGTTTTTCCACTACAACTTTGGTGGTAAGAACATTCTTTCACCACAAACACATGGTGAGGCTGACCCATTAGTGGAGTTCGCTGAGCAGTTAAAAGCAACTGGTGATAGAAATGATTGGAATCTATCAAAACAATTAACACCAAAGATGCGTACTTACGTTCCTGTATTGGTTCGTGGTGAAGAATCAGAGGGAGTTAAGTTTTGGGGATTTGGAAAAACTGTGTACCAAGAACTACTTGCTTTCTTCGCAGACCCAGACTATGGGGATTTAACTGACCCAACAAATGGTAGAGATATCACTGTTGAGTTCAAAACAGCAAAAGAGTTAGGTAAGAACTACCCTGAAACTTACATCAGAGTAAAACCTAACCAAACACCAATTACTGAAGATAGTAATGTATTATCTCAGTTGAAAGACCAGATTGAACTACCTAATATGTTCAAAAAGTACACTTATGATGATATGAAATCATTGTTAGAAACTTGGATGGAAACTGGACAGGTAGGTGATTCTGAGGAAGAGGAAACTCAACCAACTCAATCACAATCAACTGAATCACCTTTCAAAGATGATGAACCACAAGCAGTATCTAATACAACCACTGCTAACGTAAAAGACGCATTTGACGATTTATTTAACAACTAAAATTAAGGTATAATGGCTAAAACAAATAGAGATGAACTAAGTTCACTTCTAGCCGATAACCTTAATAAGAAGTTCAAAGGACAAGCAAAAGTCGCATATTTCTTAGATGGCTCCGAACAGACACCCACCGACCTTACTGAGTGGGTGTCCACCGGAGATGATATGTTAGATTTAGCGATTTCAAACCGACCGCATGGTGGGTTTCCTGTTGGAAGAATTGTTGAAGTTACGGGTCTTGAAGCGAGTGGAAAATCACTCCTATCAGCACATACATTAGCAAACACTCAAAAGAAGGGTGGATTAGCTGTGTATATTGATACGGAGAACGCAATCAATCAGGAGTTCTTAGAAGCATTGGGGGTAGATACTCAAAAGTTACTTTATGTACCTTTAGAATCAGTAGAAGATATCTTTGATGCTATGGATTCAATTATCGAATCTATTAGAAAATCTGATAAGGATAGATTGGTAACTATCGTAGTTGATTCAGTAGCAGCTGCAACCACAAAGGTTGAATTGGCAGCAGATTACGACCAAGCGGGCTACGCTACTCAAAAAGCAATCATTATCTCAAAAGCAATGAGAAAGATTACTAATATGATTGGTAGAGAACGTATTTTGGTGGTATTTACAAATCAACTTAGAGTTAGAATGGGTGTATCGTTTGGTGACCCCTACACTACATCAGGTGGGAAAGCATTAGGTTTCCATGCATCGTGTAGATTGAGAATGAAACAAATGGGTAAACTCAATTCTAAAGTTGGGGGTGTTGACCAGACTGTTGGTATCAAAACCAGAGTTCAGGTCATTAAGAACCGAATGGGACCACCACTTAGAGCAGTTGATTTTGAAATTTACTTTGATAGAGGTATCGATAGATATGGTTCGTGGTTAAACACTATGAAAACATATAAGTTGGTAACTGTAAGTGGTGCATGGTACACATGGACTGATGAAGAAACTGGTGAAGTTATTAAGTTTCAAGCAAAAGGGTTTGCCGATATATTGGAAGAACGACCTGAAGTAAAGGAACAAATGTATAAACAAATCTGTGATGCATATATTTTAGGATATAAAGAAGCATCCGAATCAGCAAACACAGATACAACCGAATTTGATGATACGCACGAAATCTAATTACAAAGAAATGTTAGCTAACTTATCTAATACATCGAAAGGTGATGTAAACGATAAAGTTATGATTGTAGATGGATTGAATATGTTCATCAGAGTGTTTGGAGCAGTTCCTACTTTGAACGATGATGGAGAGCACGTTGGTGGGGTAACAGGATTTCTGTTATCCCTCGGCGCTCTTATCCGAAATAACAAACCAACGAGAGTTTTGGTAGTGTTTGATGGTAAGGGTGGTTCTCATCGTAGAAAGAAAATGTGGAAAGGATATAAAGAGGGTAGAACGGGTCTTACTAAAGTGAATAGATTGGTTGGTTACGAAGATTTAGAGGACCAGGCAGAATCTATGAAACGTAACTTTAACACTTTAATAAAGTATTTAGATTTCTTACCTGTTGATTTATGTTATATAGACCACATTGAAGCTGATGATGTTATGGCTTATGCTGCCAGACACATCTTTAAGAAAGAAGTTTTGATAGTATCATCTGATAAAGATTTTCTACAATTGGTAGATGATAGAATTTCAGTATATCTACCAACTAAAAAGAAGATGATGAACAAAGATGATGTAAAGGAGTTATATGGTGTACCATCACATAACTTAGTATACTATCGTATATTCGATGGTGATAAATCTGATAATATTCCTGGCGTAAAAGGTATAGGGCCTAAAACGTTGATTAATAAATTAGATTTTTTACAATCAGATGATTTAACATTAGATACCTTATTTGAAAAGGTATCACAAATGGATGATGAAAAACTAAAGAACAAAATTTTAGAAAATAAAGATGTTCTTCAGTTAAATTATGATTTAATGCAGTTATCTAATCCAATTATGGGTTCTGCAATCACATCTAACGTAAGAAATATCATAGATTCCCCTATAAACGGATTGAATTCATTTCAATTTAAAAAAGAGTTTATGATTGATAAGTTGTACACCGCATTTAAAAATGTAGAAACGTGGTTGGTGAACACTTGGAGTGATTTAGATAAGTATTCGAAACAAACTAGAAAATAAGTTTGTTTATTTAAGATTTTATTTGTATATTTGTATCCTATGGATAAGTTTGGAAATAAGTTTGGAACATCATTTCAGATTAAGATAATTTCAGCGCTAATCTCTGATAGAATATTTCTTCAGATGGTGTATGATATTATCAAACCGGAATATTTTGATTCTGAATCAAATGAGTGGATTGTAAAGAAGATTCTTTCCCACTTTGATGGTTATAGTGAGTTACCAACATTAGATGTATTTAAAGTAGAGGTATCTAAGATTGAGAGAGATGTTCTCAAACAATCCATTGTAGATAATCTAAAGCAGGTTTGGAATGGATTAGAATCTGATGATTTGGATTATGTAAAAGAGAAAACTTTAGAGTTCTGTAAAAACCAAACCTTTAAGAACGCAATATTAGAATCAGTTGGATTATTAGAAGAAGGTAAGTTTGATATCATTAAATCAAAAATTGATGATGCAATGAAAGCCGGACAGGATACTGATATTGGACACGAATACAAATTACAGATTAAAGAGAGATATGAATCTACTATTAGAGATGTGATTCCAACTGGTTGGGATGTGATTGATGAATTGGCAGATGGTGGATTTGGAAAAGGTGAATTAGTAATGTTTGCAGCACCTCCAGGGATTGGTAAATCTTGGGCACTGGTGAATGTAGGAATGGCTGCAGCAAAATTGGGTAAGACGGTAGTTCACTATACATTGGAGTTGAATGAAGGTTATGTTGGTCAAAGATATGATGCAGTTCTAACAGGTACTGCAGTTCCAAATCTAAAATACAATATAGAAGATGTTTCAAATCAAGTTAATAACCTAAAAGGTGAACTTATTTTGAAATATTGGCCTACTAAATCTGCTGGATTAAACGCAATGAGAGCATCCTTAGATAAATTAAAGTTACAAGGTAAGAATCCTGATGTGATTATTGTGGATTACGCTGATTTGTTAAAAGGTAATAGTAGAAAAGAACGACACGAAGAGTTAGAAGAGATTGTAGAGGGTTTGAGGGGTATTGCTGGTGAATATGAATGTCCACTATACACAGCATCCCAAATCAATCGTAGTGGTGCTAACGATGATGTGATTACAGGTACTTCTATTGCGGGTTCATTTTCTAAATTGATGACAGCAGATTTTGTGGTTTCTCTAAGTAGAAAGATTGAAGATAAATTAGCAGGTACAGGCCGTTGGCACGTTATCAAAAATAGATTTGGGCCAGATGGGATGACTCTACCATCTAAGGCTAATATGAGTAATGGTAGAATTAACATATATTCCGATGATTCCATTGATGGTAAAAAGACCACAAATGATATGTCAAAGGGGGAGAGTTTAGTAAGAAAGAATTTGTTACAAAAATATAATGAAATGAAGGGTGATATTGATGTTTAGTCAGTATTTATAATCACTCAATTAAAGTTTAACGAAATAATTAAGGAAAAATATAATGGGAATATTTGCGGAAAGAATACCCTTCAAACCATTCGAATATCCAGTATATTATACTGAAGGTTGGCTCAAACAAGCACAAGCCTTTTGGTTACATACTGAGATTCCAATGCAAGGAGATGTAAAGGATTGGAATGAGAATCTAAACGAATCAGAAAAAAACTTAGTTGGTAATATCCTATTAGGATTTGC